AGATACTTTCGTTTCGGCTGCTCATCATTCTTGTCGCAAATAGCCTTGTCTATATTGTAGGCGATAAGCTCGATAGCATCAGAATGGTATGGGGTCGTTGAGGTCGTCCTTGGTGTCAGGACCGGCGACACTCTGTTCAAATTCAAAAAGCCCTTGCTCTGTGAACTCATCTCTAATCTCCCTCATCTTTTGGATGTATGCGACAATACCCAACACCTCTTCCTTTGTCAGGTCACACAGCCGCTTTTCCCAGCCTATATTACCGAAACAACGCGCCATATTGGCCAGGTTGTCTTGCTCTTCTAATGGACTGATATATCGTCCGGTATTATCATGTTGCATAAGTTTGCGCCTTCATTTTCCATCTGTGGATTTGCAAACGAGATGTGATACAACTCATCTGCCCCCACCATCATTTGCGCCACGCCAGATGTAAATGTATCCATATACTCTTCTGTGACCAACTCTACAAACTCACCCATTGCTTCCATAACTTCATCATCATCAGCAGCCTCACTGACGCTCAGAAAGCCGTCAATCTTCTTCGGGCTTGTGCCCTTCGGAAAGAACAGAACGAGATTGATTTCCACCCTCACAGTATTTCCTCCAGAGAGCTTCCGCCCCCTGCATGCTCTTGCACCTTTTCACGCGGTTCATGCTTGCCCGTCATGTTTTCTTTAATGTTTGCGTCAACAAACCCATCTGGGCAAATCTCTTCCCACTGGCGCATCTTCTTAAGATTTTCTTTTCTTCTTAAGTCTATTAATCTTTCGCTATCAACCATCGAACTGCGCCTTTAATAAATCGTCTAAGTTAATCAAAAAGCCCTTAGAAGCGTTTCTGTCACCGCCCTTGATTACATTGCCATTGTTATACTGGTCATTGCACAAGAGGATAAGACGCTCCTTAGATATGATTATGACCACACCTGTTGCCAAAACAAAAGCCCAAAAATCTGATTGCGTTGTTGTGATGCCCGATGGTTTACCGCGGCATTCAAATTCAACAAACACGCGCCCAGACTTATGGGCTATCTTGTCATGTTTTACTTCGACCTTTTTGTTCTGGAGCAAGTCGCCTAAGAATTGTTCGGCTACCTGACCTACTAACAGGTCGTGGCTGAAGTCGTTGTTGTAAAGCATCTCAAATCCTACTTAGATGCAAGGGTGGGTGGCTTTACGGCACTCGTGCCACCCAAACGAGCTAACGACCTTTAACACTTTAGGATTGCCGTTAGTACGCCTTTGTTCGGTTACTTCAGCTTAATGGGCATACGCTTATCAGCCAAAGTCACATTCAAGTATTCGTTCTTCATTGTCTTACCATTAATATAACAATGAATTGCACGACTCAAGAGCACGGTATAATCGTGCGAACTGATGTGCTGACGATTATTCCGCATCTGATTAATATGCTTCATCAGCTTCACAGGGCCGCTATTGACCTTACCAGTACCATTCATCATGGCGACAAAGAACTGCTCTGCTTCTTCACGATACCCAAGCTCGACACAATCATAGAATGTCGCGGCGATATGACCAACAGGATACCGCGTATAGGCGTAAACCTTCTGCGCCCATGACACACTCTCCTGTAACAACTCAGGAGAATACTTATTTAAATAAGCATCTTTAATTTCCTGATTATCAGCCGCGCCAGCAGTATTTGTTTTGCCCTTTCCCCAATTAATAAGAAACTTAATGGTCTGAGCAATTTTCCGAGCATTGGTCACGCCCATGATTGCCAGAACGTCATCTGCGCCACGGTTCTTACCCGTGTCCATGTGATGAAATGTGTTCGGGTCAATACCGAAAATGGCATGGGTCGTAAATGGTACACCAGCTTGCATACAAGCCGCCAGACGGTTCTGGCCGTCCTTGAGGAAGCCGTCAGTACCAAACTTTACAGTCTCGCCGGTCAGTGACCAGTTATCATTCTGCATGTCCCGCTTGTACTCGATAATCTTGTTCGTTTTGCGCGGACGATTATTTACGTTCAAGTGAGTAAGGATGTATTCTGCAATCTCTGGGGTAAACTCAACCACACGACTATTCTGTGGTGGGTTTTTAATCAGAGACTTCAGTGTAGAAATCTGGTCCTCTGTTGAAGACTCAGATGACAGCTTGCGCTGCTTAGATGTGATAGACGTTAAGTCCATATTACTTACCTTCAACCGCCTTTCCGTTTGTGGCGGCCCTTTCGCTGTTGTTGGAGATTAAGGAAAGAAGGGCCCGACCCAACAACGATATCGGGCCCTTCTTAGGCAAGAAAGGTAGTTTGGTAGCCTTCACGCGGCAATTGGACTATCCCTTCTCTATCTCTGGAGACGCACAGTTTTCACCGTAATCCTGACTTCCAGAAAATTATTTGGTGCGTGAGCGGCGAGGGGAAAACAAACAAAAAACCTCGCCGCCCACTACTTTACTTCTGCGCCCACGCCGGAACGACACCAGCCGTTGCCGTTACTGTAGGTGCAGATGGTGCGCTTGCGGCGGTCGCGGGTGCCATTGGCTGTGTCGGAGCCGGAGCCGCCGCCACGTTTCCCGCGTTACCAGATGGGCCAACATAATCACTATTGTCTGGTGTCAGAACAACAGTCATTTTGTTACGCGCATCGTAACCGTTTTGCGCTGGCTCTACCCCCACCAGAATGGACAATTCCTGACCTTGTAGAGCCTGTACGCCAGCAATATTTCGCTTTTGCTGGGCCTCTGCTGACATATCGGCGCCCTTCAAGTTGTGGATGCTATCAACCATACGCCGTAGCGTTTCAAGGCCGATATTACGCGCAACAGACACGCCGTTAGCATCCAACTTTGGTCCATGCACAAACAGATTGTGCCAGACGCGCCGCTTGTCAAACTGACCACCAATAATGGTGAACTCGATAGGGCAGTAGATTGAACCAGAGGCCGCAGTCTTGAACAGGTGTCCTTGACCGAACTCAGGCACTTCAGTATCGCCGCCCAGAAGATTAATAATTACGCGTACAGGTGTCTTGTCAGGAATAAGTTCCAGAGGTGCCTGTTCGCTACCAGATTGTACTTGATTAAGATTAAGCATCCGCTTGCTCCATTTCACTAGGGTTTACAAAGTCCATAGGACGTTCATTTTGTGGTGTGCCACCACTCATTTTTTCCAGAAGTTTACCGAGGTGTGGCTCTTCTAGCACATCAAGCCGACCAGAACGGTCCTTTGCAGGGTATCCCCACTGGTTCAGCGTTTGACAAACAAAGGCGCGATATGGGGCTCCGTTTTCATCTGACATGATTGCCATAGTGATAACTTCATCCACAATGCCAGGAAGTTCACGACCTGTCTTAGAGCCTTCAATCTGAAGGTCATAAGTCTGACGACCATACTCATCAGTCTTCTCATCCAGAATGCCAACAAAGATTACATTCTTGTCGCGGATGTGCTGAAGATGAGACAGCCATGACATCATTTCCCGCCCTTGCATACCGTAAGCCGCACGGGTGTCCAGCTTGCCGGTACGTTCTGACTTACACTCTGGCTGGTTCTGACAATGCGTAAAGCACAGCCGCCCTGCCACAGTGATAGAGTCCACAAAGATTGTGTCATACTTTGCGAGAACCTCAGATGGGTCGCCGTATGTCTGGCACACATAATCATAATGAGCCTGACTGTAGATAGCATCCTCACCCAGAGACGGGTTTGGCCCACCAAGAAACACCGCAAAGTCACGACACTCTGTCCATGTGCGCGGACGAATAACATCAATAGCTACACCTTCGATAGCCGCGTCACCCGCTTCCAAGTCCATGAACAGGGTCTTTGAGGTGTCGAGGGTACGAGCAAGAGAAGTCTTGCCCACCCCTGACTGACCACACACAACTAGCTTGTGGCCTTTCTTTTCGTTTAGCCGCTGTTCGGCTGTGATAATATTAAGCATCGTCATCCTCTTCGATTGAGACACTAATCCCTTGCAGATGCACGGTACGCGCATCACTGAGCCGCGCTTGAATCTCAGGCGGCGCAGTACTGTATTTAGCTTCTGGGATTGAGTAGGTTACTTTAGCGTAATGACGAGCAGTGTCTTCATCCATGCTGTTAAGAGCATTGAGAAGCTTACCCTCATCCCACTCCACACGCTTCCGCAGATTAAACTTTACCTTGTGCATACCGTCTTGAACGGTAACTGCACCAAAATCTTTTCCATGTTGGCGAAGAGAGTTTTGTGCGCGGTCAAGATAGCGAGCCTCAAGCTCGCTCTTAACTGCTTTGATTTTTTCCTGTGCCTCAACCACATCCTGTTCCAGTTGCTTCATGAACATATAAAGCTCTGCAACAGATGCGGCAGACACAGACATAACGTCTGTTGGCATATCTGCCCTCCTAAAGTGTTACATTTCAAATGGGGTCGTTACTCCCATGCTACTTATCTAGGGCAGGTAGAAACTAATTGCAAGATTTATTTTCACTTTTTTGTTATTTTTTTTTAGAAACTTTGATTTCTATGTCGTTAGCGGCAAGCATGAGTTTCTTTTTTAGGCGGAATTCTGCGGTTTCCACGCCCTTCGCATCTTCGACAACAAAATGCCTTTCGCCGTCTTCATCGCGCTCAAAGTAGGTGTAGTCAGCTATGTATGCACAAATTTTATGGCCGTTGACGACAATGTTGAATCGAACCTGGCGCTCCAAGTCTTCTATCTCGCCCTTCTCAAATTTCTTATATAGCTGACCATATCGCTCCGCTTCCCATTTGCTGTCAAACATCATGCCCATGAACTCGGTCTTCTTGGCGCGGTATTTGTTGCGTCTCCCATACGGTATGTTAGAATATGCCATGTTGTGCCCTTACTTTTTGGAGGTTAAAGTGACTGATACGACTAAGTATAAATCAGTTGGGATTGATATTACTACATATAATAAGCTTCGCAAAATATGTGATGCTGAAGACAGAAACATTCGCCAACAGATATCGCGGTGGGTAAATAAAGAATGGCGCGAGGGTAATTATCAGGAGGGCCACGCCACAATGGGCATTGGCTCAATTGGTCAAAAAAATACAGTCTAGGCAGTGTTGCCAAGACCGCGCTTCCAAACCTTCTTTGTCGAACTTTGAGGGCGGAAACCTTTTTGTTATCGCGCCCTTTAAACACGAGACAGGCATGAACAAAACCTTTTCCGCCTCAAATGCCACAAAGGCTATTATGTCACAGTGTGAACTGGTGAGCGGTTTTTTCTGTCCGCTATACGCTGTAGAGAACTGATACCCTGGCGTCCCGCCCCCGGGCCGCTCTTTTCTGTTTCTCTTTAGAACGCTTGTCTTTACCTGTATACGAAGCATCTGCTCATCGATATGAGCCACGATATCCATTGTCTCAAGGTTTACTATTTCGCACGCCACGCCCATCTTCATGAGCGTGACCATACAAATATGTTCACCTATCTTACCTGTCTCTAGGTTGCTTCTCACGCTCCCCCCGATGGAGTATGAAATTTATTTCTTGACAGTACCCTAGTATTATGACGTAATGATGATAAGGGCGCAACTTTATGGGGAGATTATCCCATGATAGAACAAGGCGATGGGACTTTACAGCGTAGAATCGTTGATGGTCTGTGCCCAAAGTGTGAAGTCGAGATGAAGTTTAATACAGACGGCCTTGAGGACGATTTTATGTCCTGCCCTGTATGTAACTTGGTCATGATGACACCGCGGGCCATGGAACTCGATATTGTGGTTGAACTGGAATTCTAATGTTTACGGCTGTTATTATTGCGTGTCATTTCGCTAATGCAGATGTTTGCATTCAGCTTACAGATAACCGCGGCCCATATGATACTTTGCGAGAGTGCCATGTTAGGTTAGAGGAGATGCTTGGCTCCACTATGTTTGTTTATGTGGAAAAAAAGTCTCCGTTTATGCCGACAGAAGCGACTTGCAACGAGGGCGTCAGAAAAGTATAAAAGTTATGCAGGCTACACATATTTCGTGAGTACACTTGACGCCAGTGGTTCCGAACGGCAGGACGGCACGAAATTTCCCCTTGCGGGGTCAAATTCCGCCAGCCGTCATTTCACCTAACTCTCTCATTCTCGCTACCAAACGCCGTGCGCGGTTGGGGACTTGCGTATACCACTTGGAATCCACCATCTCGTCTGCGGCGGAGTTGAAATCACGCGCATCAACGCCAGCCTTCATGCCAACAAACTTTGAGAGCCGCGGGTAGCCAAGGTTAAACATCATGTTCGCAATAATAAGCTGACACTCTTCCGGTAGCTCGTTCCAGTCTTTATACAGCCTGTGGCAATCCTCAAGGGTAACTGCGATATCCAGCTTGAAAACCGCGTCCACACGCTCCTGCTCAATGACAGTGCCGACAGGCTTGCCATACTCAGGGTCGTCCTTGGTAATCAGGTGGCCTATGCCGAATGTAGGCAGACCTAAATGGTCCAGATAAATTTCATACTTACAGCCCTCATCAGAAGCAAGCTCCTGACGTAGCTGGTCTATAGTCGCTGATTTCATTTTATGGGTTTCCTAACAATCCGGCTGTCGCGCCTTGGATTCCAAGAGCGGCTGCGATGCCTGGGCTTTGTGCAGCTTGCTGTCTTAAAGTACCCTGTGGCTGTTGTGGGGGAGAAGCAGGCGCGATGGGAGGAACAACCGCTGCCTGCCCCAAAGACGAATAATTGTTCGGGTTTGGGAGTTGCTGCTGGAGCTGTGATATTTGCTGACTGATGCCAGATGAGTCCATAACAGCCTCGAGCTGCTCCTCTGCCTCCTGAAAGCCCTCTTGGCTTTGCTGAGACAGACCCTGTGCCATCAGACGACCAAGCAGACGAGACTTTTCTTTCGGCTGCAATCCTTTTGACAGCCGCTCATAGTCAGCCAAAATCTGCTTATAATATGGCCCGTTTTGCAGAACCTTCCCGATGATTGTAAACCTAGCCAGCTTGCCTAAATTCTGAATCGGGCTCGCGGCAATGTTCGCTGCAACCAAGTCACCGCCCGCTGCAGTTCGAGAGTTAAAGTCTAGGATTCTGGCAAACTTTGCCATATCCTTGCCCATTTCATCGCCAAAGATTACAGACAGCTTGCCGCCTCTATCGGCCTCCAGCAAGCGTTTGGCAAACGCGCCAAGTGACTTGCCATCTGTTGTAATGGTGTCGCCAAAATCAGAGATGAGGCGCTCCATGTAATTACCGCGTATTTTTTGCAGGGAGGTTGGGTCGCCCTCAAATGCGTCCAGTATCTTCTTAATGTCTGATGCTGATGTGGTGTTGTTTCCAATTAATTCTGCGGCCTCAAGTGGGTTAATGTTTTCACCAGCGGCAAGCTTAGAAAAGGCTCTGTTTTTCTGGTTTTGATATATTTCTCTCTGCGCTTTTGCCAGCCCTCTTAGCTGGTTAATAATAGGCGCACCCTCGCCCGCCATCTGACGTATTGCAGATATGTCTGAGGCTTTAAGGCTTGACAGGCCAATCTTGTCGATTTGGTTGGCTAGGGAGCGGATTTCGTCTGCTTTGTCACCAAACAAAACATCTGCTGTACGACCCAAATCATCAACAGCTTTTTTGAATCCGCCTGGCTTAAATTTAGATGGGTCAATAT